AAGATCCCATTCTTCACAAACAATATGTGTTTGAAAGATTTAAAGAGGGTAAAACTGGTCGATCAACAGTAGTAGAAGAACCTATCTTTAAGTTTGAGGCACCAAAGTTTAAGAAGAAACTGAAACTTCCTAAAGCATCTGAACATCCTAAATCTTCTGGATATCTAACCGCACGGAAACTCAATCCTGATGATTTTTATTATGCTGAGCATTTTAAGAAGTTTGTAAATAGTCTCAAACCAACTTTTGATGATACAAAGCATGATGAAGAACGCATAATTATTCCACTTTATTATGAAAAGAACTTAATTGGACTTCAGGGAAGATCTATAAATCCTAGCCCTGTTAAATACATTACCGTGATGCTTGACGATGACGCACCAAAAATCTACGGATTGGATAACATCAGAAGAGATGCTCCAGTCTATGTTACAGAAGGACCTTTCGACTCAACGTTCATTCGCAACGCGATTGCTATGTGCGGAGCTGATGCTGATATCAGTCGTTGGGGGATTATCAATCCTGTGTGGATTTATGATAATGAACCTCGTAACAGAGAAATCACAAACCGAATATCAAAAACAATCGATTCTGGTCAGTCGGTAGTCATATGGCCAAATGGCATAGATGACAAAGATATAAATGATATGGTAATGAATGGACTGGATGTGCAGTCTATGATAGAATCAAACACATACTCTGGACTAGAAGCAAAACTTAAATTTACCACCTGGAAGAAGATATGACGAACGGCACCAAGGTTAAAAAGAGAGACGGAAGAATTGAACCTCTTGACCTAGAAAAGATGCATTTGATGGTTGAAGAGGCAACAAAGGGTCTTGCAGGGGTCTCTGCAAGTCAAGTTGAGATCCAGTCCGGTATTCAATTTTATGATGGAATTACCACTGCAGAAATTCAAGAAATTCTGATTCGTTCTGCTTCCGATCTGATTGATCTGGAGCATCCTAACTATCAGTTCGTGGCAGCACGTCTTCTTTTGTTTAGTCTTCGTAAAAGTCTATATGGCAGGATAAGAGAACTTCCTCACTTAGAGGCACACATCATGGACTGCACTGCTAAGGAAGTTTATGATAAGGATATTTTCCTCAAGTATTCAAAGGAGGAAATTGATAAGGCAAATTCCATGATTGATCATGGTCGGGATTTTGACTTTACCTATGCTGGTTTAAGACAGGTTGTAGATAAATATCTAGTACAGGACAGAAGTTGTGGAGGGGTCTATGAGACTCCACAGTTCATGTATATCATGATTGCCCTGACGATCTTTGCCGAGTATCCAAAAGATACTCGCATGTCATACGTAAAGAGGTACTATGACGCAATCTCCAGGCACCGACTCAACATTCCCACACCTATCATGGCGGGAGTGCGAACTCCACTTCGACAATTTGCTAGCTGTGTTCTTGTTGATGTTGATGACACCCTCGATAGTATCTTTAGCTCTGATATGGCAATTGGCAAATATGTTGCACAAAGAGCGGGAATCGGTATCAACGCGGGTAGAATCCGTGGCATCAACAGTAAGATCCGAGGCGGAGAGGTTCAACACACAGGTGTGGTCCCCTTCCTCAAAAAGTTTGAATCAACTGTGCGATGCTGCACACAAAACGGTATCCGAGGTGGGTCAGCGACTGTCCACTTTCCAATCTGGCATCAAGAAATAGAAGACATTATCGTTCTGAAGAATAACAAAGGCACAGAAGACAATAGGGTTCGCAAACTTGACTATTCAATCCAAATTTCAAAACTTTTCTACGAACGTTTCATTACGGATGGAGAAATTAGCTTATTCTCACCGCATGACGTACCAGGTCTGTATGATTCCTTTGGTACTGATAGGTTCGATGACTTATATGTGGGTTTTGAACGAGATGAGTCTATTCCAAGAAAAACTATCGGGGCACAGAAATTAATCCTCGATCTTTTGAAGGAGAGAGCAGAGACTGGTCGTCTGTATATCATGAATATTGACCACTGCAACTCTCACTCATCGTTCAAAGACAAGGTGAACATGAGTAACTTGTGTCAGGAAATCACTCTGCCTACAGATCCTATCAATCATATTGACGATGAGTTTGGTGAGATTGCTCTGTGTATCCTTTCTGCTATTAACGTTGGAAAAGTTCAGTCTGATAAAGAACTAGAAAACCTCTGCGATCTTTCTGTTCGTGGTCTGGAGGAATTGATTGACTATCAAGAGTATCCTGTGGTAGCAGCAGAACGTGCTACAAAGGCACGGAGATCCCTTGGAATCGGTTTTATTGGTCTGGCACACTATCTTGCTAAACTTGGGTTTAATTATGATTCACAAGAGGCATGGGATGCAGTTCATGGACTGACAGAGGCATTTCAATTCTACCTTCTCAAGTCCTCTAATGAACTTGCCAAAGAGAAAGGTTGGTGCCATGATTTCGGTCGCACTAAGTATGGTGATGGTATCCTTCCAATCGATACATATAAGAAGGATGTAGATGAGATCAGCAGTATCAAGTATGAGCATGATTGGGAGGGTCTTAGACAGTCTATCTTGGAACACGGACTCCGACACAGCACACTGTCCGCACAGATGCCTTCGGAGAGCAGTTCCGTTGTGTCAAACGCAACAAATGGAATCGAGCCACCTAGAGACTACCTGTCCATTAAGAAGAGCAAAAAGGGACCACTCAAACAGATTGTCCCTCAATATGGATCTCTTAAAAACAATTACACTCTTCTTTGGGATATGGAGTCCAATCGCGGTTATATTAATGTTGTTGCTGTGATGCAAAAATTCTTTGACCAAGCAATTTCTGGTAACTGGAGTTACAATCCTGAACAGTATCCTGATAATGAAGTCCCAGTGTCCACCATGGCACAAGACTTTTTGACTACATATAAGTACGGTTGGAAAACCTCCTACTACCAAAACACTCATGACATGAAGAATGATGAGGTAGTAGAAGAAAAACCAAATTTAGATAACCTGTTAAACGAACTAGAACAAGCCGAGGAGGGAGAGTGTGAATCCTGTGCAGTTTAAGATTTCATCCGTAGAGGACAACAATATGACTAAAGTTAAGGGCATGACGGTCTTTAACACTGAACAAGTAAATACTAAAAAGCAACCGATGTTCTTCGGTAAACCTCTGGGAATACAGAGATACGACTCGTACAAGTATCCAGTCTTCGATAAACTCACTACGCAACAGTTGGGTTATTTCTGGAGACCAGAAGAAGTCTCATTACAGAAAGATCGTGGGGATTATCAAACACTTCGCCCAGAACAAAAGCATATCTATACCTCTAACCTCAAGTATCAGATTATGCTTGACTCCATTCAAGGGCGTGGTCCTGGGATGGCTTTTATTCCTTACTGCAGCCTACCTGAACTAGAGGCATGTATGGAGGTCTGGGGGTTCATGGAAATGATCCATAGTCGTTCCTATACCTACATCATCAAGAACGTCTACAGTGACCCCTCAGAGGTCTTTGACAAGATCGTAACTGATGATCGCATTCTGGAACGTGCAAGCAGTGTTACAGCAGCATATGATGACTTCATCGGCAGTGCTCATCAATATGATAACAGCACCATGTGGGAACTTGCTACAGAAGGTCACTATGCTGGTCAACTTGATCGTTATGAATTAAAGAGAAAACTTTATAAAGCAGTAGCAAACGTAAATATCCTTGAAGGTATTCGGTTCTACGTATCTTTTGCTTGCAGTTTTGCCTTCGGTGAACTCAAACTTATGGAAGGTTCTGCTAAAATCATCTCCCTCATTGCACGGGATGAAAATCAACACCTTGCAATTACTCAGAACATTCTGAACAAGTGGAAGCAAGGTGATGATCCTGAAATGGCAAGAATCATGAAAGAAGAAGAGGAGTGGACCTACAAAGCATTTGATAATGCTGTCAATGAAGAGAAAAGATGGGCAGATTATCTGTTCAAAGACGGATCCATGATCGGTTTGAATGATAAACTTCTTCAGCAGTATGTTGAGTGGATTGCTAATCGTCGTCTGAAAGCAATCGGACTCAAACCACAATATGACATTGCTGCCAAGAATAATCCACTGCCTTGGACGCAGCACTGGATCTCTTCTAAGGGTCTTCAGGTGGCACCACAAGAGACCGAAGTTGAGTCTTATGTGGTTGGTGGTATTAAGCAAGATGTGAAAAAAGACACATTCAGTGGTTTTCAACTCTGATTTTTGCTTAAATAGGGGGAGACGCATCCCCCTAATGCCAAGAAATGAAATTTCTGTAATTGAATTCAAAACAAGAGTTCTGAAAATAAAGAATGAACTCTTTTGGGAGGAACATCAATATAGTGAAGAATCCCGAAACCTAGCACATAAATATCTCAATATGGTGCTGGACACAATTGATGAATATCGATTATGAAAATCCATGGAGATACGGTGAGAGATCTTTTACTAGTGACGATATTCACGACTTTTATGGTTTTGTGTATAACATTACCAATCTCACAAACCAACGACAGTACATTGGGCGAAAGTATTTTTGGAGTCATCGAAAACCTCCAGGAAAAAAACGTCGAGTAAAAAAAGAATCTGATTGGAAAAAGTATTATGGGTCTTGTCCAGAACTTAGGGAAGATATTGAAAGAATCGGCAAACATAATTTTAGTAGGACTATCCTCAGCCTTCATAAAACAGCTGGCAAAACAAACTTTGAAGAGACAAGACAACTCTTCATCCACGGAGTCCTCACCGAATCCCTTGACACAGGAGGACCTGCCTACTACAATAGTAACATCCTCAGCAGATACTTCCGAAAAGATTACTATGATGGAAACTGAAGAACTAGTTGCCGACATTCGACAATGGGCAATTGACAAAGTTCAAGAGTACAATGGTAAAGGTGTAGAAAGGATTTATGATCAAATGGCAATCATGGATGAGTTTGACGAGTGGTTCGATCCTGAAGAAGATTTAGAGGTTGTATCACTTGACGAAATTTCTAGAGAGCAGTATGATGACTTTGTTGATTACTCAGACGGTATCGAAAGACCATAATCAACTGCGGTAATCCCCTTGGTGGTTCAGGGTTAGCGGCGATAGGAACCACCACATGACTCAGTAGCTCAGCTGGATAGAGCAACTGCCTTCTAAGCAGTCGGTCATAGGTTCAAATCCTATCTGAGTCGCTGGGCATTGGGAGAGACCACCACCACCTCCTCTCTCATGTAAGACCCGATGCGGAGTTAGTTCAGCGGTAGAACGCTATCCTTCCAAGTTAGATGTCGTCGGTTCGATTCCGATACTCCGCTTTCCTTCCTCATCTATATGAAACCAGTAGAAATTCTTCTGCTAATATCAGAGTTAGAAGGTTCTTATCAGCACACTAAGAAACTTGGTTTTGATGAAGATAGAGATGTCCTCAGAAAAATGTGTGATAAGTATTATAAATTATATTTTAAACTCAAGAAAGAGACCATGGAGAAATCCTAAACTGCAGGTTGGTTCACCTGCATCTGCTTGCTTAGCTCAGAGGTAGAGCATCTCGTTTACACCGAGGCGGTCGGCGGTTCGATCCCGTCAGCAAGCATTCCCCATCCTGGAGGCCCATGAACCATGATTACCGTAAGATGCAAAGAATGCGGAACAGAACTAACAAGCACTAGTAAAGTTCAGTTCTGTGGTTGTCCCAACCAAATGAGAGTTGTGGACAATAAAGTCGGTGCTGTTGACTTAGATAAAGTCGTAATGGTATCCAATAAAGTAGAGAATAAGATTGACAGTCATTTCTCTAGATCGGAACTTCTCTATCAAGAGGAGAGACGCAGACGCAAAGTTCGTAGACTGGACTTTGAAGTCAAATAGGAAGAGTGGTCGAGTGGTTTATGGCACTGGTCTTGAAAACCAGCGAAGGTGCAAGTCTTCCGTGGGTTCAAATCCCACCTCTTCCGTTAAGAAACACAAACATTTAGAAACAATTAAATCTGTAAATAGTATCATACTGTTACACACTAAGAAAAATGCCATCTAATGACCAACAATTTTTGTCATTGGAAACAAGAACGTGTCCAAAATGTCAAGCAACCTGGATAAACGGACAGCATTATTGGTACACCGGTAAGACTGGAAATGAAATGGATCTTGCTGGATTAGTCTGTAATAATCATGGTGATGAAACCTGCATAAATCCTTGCAAAGGAGAAGAAGGTGGAGTAACATGGGAAGACAGAATGAAAACCTTGGTGAAGTTAGAAAATGAGTCACAGGATGGATGAAATCAAACCTGCTCATTACATCACAAAAGAAGAGTGTCAGGAGATGATTGATGATGCCATACGAAAACACAATCGTAATGCTTCAATTATTAGTTTCTGTGTTGGTTGGGTTGTTCTTGCACTTTTCTCTGAAGGTCTTCTTCGACTTATTGGAGTAATACCACCACTTTTCCCATGGCTACACATCACATTGAAGTAATCGGAATAGTTTTTCTTTTAGTATTTGCTGCCACGATGTTTTATCAGGGAACCATGATATTACATCAAAAACAAGGTTATTCACAAAAATATATAAAGAGAGACCTTGAGAGAATGCGTCTAAGGGTCGAAGAGGTGATAAAAAATGCGAAAAATTAACTCACTATTTTTAAATTTCACAGTTTCAATTATCGATTATCTTTACAGGGGGAGGGACTTTCAACGTTTTTGGGTGCTTGAGGAGATTGCAAGGGCACCTTATTTTGCATTTTTGAGTGTGTTACATTTACGTGAATCTTTAGGTTTGCGAGGTGCCTGGCACTTATACTTAATGAAGGAACACTTTGGACAGACAGTTAATGAGACAGAGCATTTGGAGTACATGGAAAGTCGGGGTGGTAATCGTTATTGGATTGATCGTTTTGTTGCCAGACACCTCGTACTCCTCTACTACTGGATCAATGTGGCTTATTATTGGGTGGCTCCTCGCTCTGCATACCATCTGTCATATGAAATAGAACTTCATGCTGCAGAAACTTATGAAAAGTATCTTGATACACACCCAAATGATGAAGATATTGCTAGAATTATGAATGATGAAATATTGCATTCTCAAGAACTACATAATGCAATAGCAATAATTTGCTAACATGAATAAAAAAACCAAGGACCTTCTCAATAGAGATAGTAAAAAAAATAAAAAGAAAGTAGAGAGGATCTCCAAACAACTTCATCCTCATGATGAAAAACCTGATCATACTGCTGACATGGGTAACTACAATTTTACTCAAATGCTTTTTGCTTTCTGCCTTGGTTTTGTTACCATGTTTGTTCTATCAGTTAATGAAATAAATGAGTTTAAAGGATGCCCACTTCCAGAATATTTCAGAGAACCTAAATGAATCAATCGATCATTTTAATCGCATGTTTTCTTCCATTAGGTATTATCTACATAGTAATGAAATTTGCAGTTTGGATGTCTGCCGTCAATGCTGAAAAGGATTATGTCGGACAAGAATCTTTACGAAAACGAGGACCCTATGTGGCAGACGCATATGCAGACGTTGACGAGGAGGAAGAGGAATATGGAGATCGCACAGATTTTAAATGATGCCATATGTGAGTATTATTCTGATGAAGATCTTCCAGTCCCAGATTGGAAATTGAAAAAAGATCCACAATGGTGGATTGATTATCT